ATTTGGCTGATACTAAAAAACAAGAAGCTTTAGAATATAGAAAAGAAATTTTAAGATTAAAAGGATCTCTTAATCGTTTAAAATCAGGCCCATCAATTACCGAAGCTGATATTAATTCTGAAACTGGAATCGGGGAATTATTAATACAAAAAATAGGATTAGGTAAATATAAACAGTTTTTAGATCCTTATATGCCTCAAATAAACGCGGCCATTATGGATAAAAAAGATGATATAATTGAAACCATCAGATCAAGTAATAAAAAGAGAGAAGATTCCACTACCAACAATCAAACGCCTATTACCTTGTGATCTATGCGCTGATACTATCACGGGCATTCCACACGGTATAGTTAGAACGGTTGATCTCCAAACAAACTCTAGTAAATTAGATCCAATTTACAACACTACTGTTGATTGTCCTAAGTGTAAAGGAGAGAAATACATATGGGCTTAAGGTTTTTTATTAAATATAGATAAGAATAAGCAGGCTGTTTTTAAAAGCGCTATATGAATTTTAATAAAAATCTTCTTCATGTCTTGATAATGTATTGCATTTCGATATAAGCGGGCCTATTATCAAAACTAGAGCTTGAGCCTGTATTATTATTCGTTGTGCTTACAGTAATTCCAGTTGTAGCAGACCCTGTTTCTGGACTTGTCGATGGTGTTGCGCCCTTGCCCGCGCCTGTCGTTATTGCCATTGTATAACTTCCATATCCACCGTCATAACGTTGTTGCGTGTGAGTATGTCCACCATCTGTTACGCTTGATGAGGCTGTATGTGTATGAGTCGGCATTTGCGCGGTTGATAATGTTAAACTATCCGCGCCCCCCGTTGCGGCCGTTTGTGTTGATTGACCACGAACGAAACGATCGACTAGATCAGGCAAATTGAAATTTGCGCCCGCGCCTCCATATACATATCCTATAGCAGTATGAAGATCCGGATAGGTTGCGGTAGCTACGCTAGCCCCATCACACAGTAACCAGCCGGCCGGAACACTCCCGGCCGCGCCTGCCCAACATACCAACATTCCCGAATTATGAGGATCACTGCTAGCGCTCCATTCCGGCGCTGTTCCGCCTCCATTTACAACTAATGAATCTGCGGGGTTTCCAATTGCTAAGCGCTGTAAATGAACTCCATCACTGAAAGTAATATCTCCGGCTGTTAAACTACCTTGAGTGATATTATCAAAGTTTAAGCTACCTCCATCATTTACAATTAAACTGTCATGAGTATGTGGTTTAGTTTGGGCGGCCGCTCCTCCACTAAAACCCAATTTTAACCTCTATCTCGTCTAAACCGTTGTGATTCTGTGTCTAAATATGTTGGAGATACTTGCGCGATTATATCACATGTTCCAGTAACAGGGGCCGTTGTAACTTCTACACTAATAATATTTTGATCATTTACATTGAATTGGCCGCCTGAACTAAGTTGAACAGCTACCCCACTACTACCATTTAATCTAAAACTGCATGCGTTTGTTCCATCTTGATTAAAAATTGCAACGGATATAGCCACGCCTTTATACTGATTAGGATAATGAATCATTCGAGTTGTTCCTACTGGGATATTATCTACTACTGGAAAACTTTGAGCGGTTGGATCTTTAGGTAATTGATTAACTGCAAAACCTTGTATGACTTGAGGCATTGGGCCTCTAAAACAAATTAGCGTATTTAATTACGAAACTATATTGAACAGCTACGCCCGCAGTTTGAACGCAATTATACGCTAGTTGTTTTCCGCCTGCCTGCCCTCCTACTGTAATTGGGATCGGGCCTGGAACAACTCGGCCGGCTGAAGCTGGATCTGATGTTGCGCTAAAAAACGTAACTCCAGCTTCTAAACCGTTAATTAATAATCTGTTTTGATATTGATCTGTTAAGATTGGAACGCTTGAAGTCGTTTCGTCTAATATTACATTATCCCGATTTAACTGCTGTACGCTCAACCCCGTAATGTCATCAGTTGCTAGCGCAAAAAGATTTAACGCGGCTACGGCCGTTGTATAACTTCTCATTAAAGGAACAGCCATTTTAAAGACTCTCCGTTTGTATGTTATCTAAAGCGCTAGATCCAGAAAAGGAACGTAAAGAATTACCTGCAAACATTGTTAGAGCGGCCCCAGCTAAAGATTCAACCCCGCCAACACCATAAGCGGCCGCGCCTTCAATCGCTTTTCCCATTGTTGATCCCGCTAATTGGGGTGCTAGTGCGCCTAAAACCACAGATCCGAGCGCAACAATACCCGCGCCCGCTAAAACCTTATTAATTGTTTTACCCGCTTTTAATTTAAATGCCATATTCTATATTCTTAGAATAGAGAAGAGCTAAATAAAGATTTAGAATGTCCAGTTGTCAGATTTTTTCTTATATCTTCTAGTTATACATTTAGTGATACATCTTGATTTTCGTGTGCGTTTTTTTAATCCCGTATAAGCTCGTCTAGCTGTTTTTCTTACTTGATATTTTCTAGTTGATTTTCTTCTTTTAGTTTTACCCTCTCGAAGTCTTTTCATTTTTCTGCCCCATGCTTTAGCCTCCTTAGATCCTTTTCTCATCTAACACTTACACCTATATTTCTATAATATGCGGTTGCGGCCGCGCTTAGTGTTGGAACAGTGCGCGTTGTTCCACTACTCCATGTTATAGTTGAGCTGGACGGGCTAGATGTATTATTAGAACTAAGAGATCCCACATTTTGAGCTACGGGCGCAACGCTGGCCGCTCCGCTTACCCTTGAATCATAAAGTAAATCCCTAAGAGAAAATAAAGGATCTAATAATTTAGCCGATCCACTTCCTATTGATCTTAAACTCGATCCTATACCCTCTCCGATTGAAGCTATTCCGCTTCCAGTTTCAACGAGGGCCGCGCCCGTTCCTAGAGCTTCAACGGGCCTCACAATAGTATTTAGTAAAAATGCCCCGATAAGCCCCAGCGCAAGATAGCCCGTGAGCTTACCAATAACCATATTCTAAGAATAGAGAATGACTAATTAAGTTTATTTCTTATCCAATTATTACCTTTCATTTGTTTTGCCATTTGCCGACTTAATGCTAGCGGAATAAGACCGTGTAACATACTAGCGTTGCGCCCATAACCGTTTTTAAAATGCCATGCTTGAGGTTTATAATTAATATCCTCATCAAAAAAACCTAAATCGGGAAAACAGCCCCATAAATAAGCGCGTTTGCCATTTTTGGCTTTTCTATATCTGACTATGTCTTTAGGCGGGCCTATAAACTCACTTAAACCCCAAACATTCTCCAAAACCCAAAAATGGGGCTTAATACTGTTAATTAAATAAAAAGATCTCCAAACAAGATCTAAACCGATCCTTTCATCATATGGCTGAGCGGTATGTCTTTTTATTTCTGAAAATTCAGAACATGGGGGGCTAGCTAAAACAATATCATAATTTTCTGTTGGTTTCCAATCTAATAGATCGGCCTGGATAAAATTAAAAGGATAGTTTTTTCTAAAGTTGTTAATATCAACGCCCGTAAATTCAGCGTTTGGAAAAATGTCTTTAAAACCTCTTGACCAGCCCCCCGCCCCGCAGAATAGCTCTAAAATTTTTAGCATTTAGTCGAACAATTTAAACAAATGTCATTAAGGCAGTTTTTAGGTAAATAGACTTTACAAAATCTGCATTTTTCTCTTAGATGGGTTTGTATTTCAATCAAGATTCGATACCATCTATTTTTCCTATTTCGTGAATGCAAAAAGCAACCACAGAATTAAAACCCTTACCTTTTAGGTTGTGTTTAGTTTTAATTTGTTGAGCTAATGACCAATAACTAAAACCCATTGAGATCGATTTGGCTGTTTTTGTTTCGTTTCGTTCCTCTGCTTGGATTCTTCGTTCACGTTCTAAAGAAGTAACAAAATCTGGATTAAACATAATAATACTAAGTCGTAACTACTATAAAATAATATATATAAAATTTTTTTGACTAATATATACCATAGGCAAACTTACCCACTCATACCCGTAATCTATACCCCTCACTAAGACTAATACTTACAATGACTTTAAGGACAGAATCAAATAATCATTAGGTTAGATTAAGGTTTTTGTGAGTTATTCTTAACACATATTGAGGTTTTAGTTAGGGTAAATAGGGTTAAATGTAAGTAAAAACAATAATTTTATGGTATGGAGTTACTTACTAGCGCGCTTATTCTCGTTTCGTGTGCGTGTGTTGGTTTATCTGGGGTGTTTATTGCTCGGAATCGCTCGGGAATTAATAAACATTCGAGATCCTATATTAAGGATATTCAACAAGATATGAAATATTTGGCTGATACTAAAAAACAAGAAGCTTTAGAATATAGAAAAGAAATTTTAAGATTAAAAGGATCTCTTAATCGTTTAAAATCAGGCCCATCAATTACCGAAGCTGATATTAATTCT